CGGCGATGGCCGGGGCGATCATATTGTCGAACAACCACCGCCCCATATTCGCCATCAGCAGCCCTACGGATGTAAGCGCGTTCAGCACCAGCGGGGTTAAATTTTCCAGGGCCTGGGTGATCGCCACCAGTATCCGGCTGGGGACAACCGTCGCTTGCGCGCCTATGCCCGCAAAGGACGTGCCTACAGCGGCGATCGTATCGGCGATGCTATCCCCAATACCTTTTATCCCTGCCGTGAACTTCGTCACCTCGTTGACGGTGGCACTGAACCCCACGCGCAGGGCGTCGATGTGCCCTGCCAGGCTTTTCGCTGGTTTGAGCAAATCCTGCACCCATTTTGACCCGTCTTTTATTGCATCTGTAAACGGGTGCAAGGCGTCCTCAATGTCGTCGATTGCTTTCGATCCGCCTTTTATCGCATCCGTGAACGGGTGGAAAAGGTTCGTAATGTCGCTGACCGCTTTGCCGCTGCCGCTCATCACACTCGTAATAACACGCCAGATATCCCCTACCAGGGCGAGAAATGGCTGGAAGAAATCGCGAATGCCTAAAAAGTTATTCTGGAAGGCGATATACAACCCGGCGATTGCCGCCGTGAGCAGCCCGATCGGAGACAGGATATAGGTGAGCGACAATCCGAACATTGCCAACAGTTTCCCGCCGATCACCATCACCGGCCCCAGCCCCGCCATCACGCCCAGCACCAGCCCCAGCGCGCTCGCCAGTCGCGGATTCGCCCCGATCCAGGCGTTGAATTTATTCACTCCTTGCGTCACCCACGCGATCAACGGTTTCAGATAGGCGTCCACCATCGGCCCCAGCACGTTGATGCTCAGCGTTTCCAGGCTGCTCTTGAGCATGTTGACCACGCCCCGGAACGAACTCATCTGCGCCTCGGCCACGGTCTCCGCGTCGGCGGCGATCGCCATTGATGCTTCCATCTGGTCGATGCCGTCCGAAGCCAGCAGTGCGCTTAACCCGATTTGCCCGTAGCTCCCTGCCAGTGTCTGGATAGCCGTGATCCGTTCCTGGTCGCTGAAACCATCCATAGCGATGTTCAGATCGTCGATGATGTCGTCCAGGTCGCGCATGTTGCCTGATGAGTCCCACATGCTCACGCCCAGCTGATCCCACATCTCCAATGTCGCCGGGACTTGTTGCGCCATTTGGGTCAGCATTGTTTTGAGTTGCGTTCCAGCGTCACTACCCTTGATCCCGTTCTCACTGAAGACAGCCAGGGCAGCTGCCGTCTCTTCGACAGAGAGACCAAAGGTTGCAGCCACCGGGCCGACATTGGCGAAACCCATCACCAGGTCATTGACCGTCGCCGAAGACGCTCCGGCTGCCCGCGCCAGCGAATCGGAGACCACCCTGGCGTATTCCGCCCCCAGCGAAAATTGCGCCAATATGTCTGTAACCGAGTCGGCGGCATAGCCCAAATTGAGCGTCCCGGCTGCCGCCAAATTCAGCACGTCCGGCAGCGCGGTGAACGTTTCCTCCAGGTTGTAGCCACTTGATAGGAGCTGGAGCATCGCGTCGGATGCCTGGGTCGCCGAGAATGCGCTATCTTGACCAAGTTGTAGCGCGGTAGCCCGCACCAGTTCCATCTGCTCCGCTGTCGCCCCGGTGCGTGCCTCGATCTCGGTGAGCACCGCGTCGAAGTTGGCAAACGCCCGGATGCCCCCAGCCACGAACGCCGTCACCGGCAAAAACGCCAGCGAGGTCTGCATCCCGATGCCCTGCATCCGCTGTCCCAACCGCTGCACGTTGCCGCCGATGTTGCCCAGCAGGGAATCGAAACTGCGCTGCGCCTGGCCGACCGCCCTATTCACGCCAGAAGCATCGAGGGTAATAATTCCCGTAGCCTGACCGAGGTTAAAAGTCATACTGCCCTTCTAGCCAAAGCGCGGCAGAAACCCGCCTCTTTTTGCAGAGAACGACTCTCTGCCGCGCGGAATCTTTGAACCTGTAACCTGCCGCCTGTCCCGCTTAGCAAAACGGCGGAAGTCAATCCCCTACGCCATTGTTGGCCGCCATTGCTGGCGCCCTCATTTGGGGACAAACTTCCGCCGCGCGGAAACTATCTGATTGTGGTGAAACGCCGCCCCGACCGCGCCGGGGAACGCCTCGTGGCTGCCTGGCCGCGCCAGACAACCTGATCGTAATCAGTGTAGCACAAAAGTTCTATTCCTGCAATCGGTGGGACGGCGCGGATTATTCAATCTGCCTTCCCCTCTCCATTTATGGGGAGGGGGTTAGGGGGAGGGGTTCTATATTAGAATTTTTGCGAAAAACAGTGGGAATGGGTATAATAGGGGCATCGAAAATGTTGCGCCCCAGGGTGTTTATCCCACCCTGGGGCATGGCAACCATAGACTCTAGCGAGGTTTTAGTCACCATGAACAATGATAACGCAGAACGTGTTCCGATTCAATCAGCATCCCAGAAGAGAGCCGCGCGAAGGCGGGCGTTGAACGTCATCATGGCGACTTACGTCATGCCCAGGCTGGCCGCGCTGGTCAAAGACGCCGCCAGGGATTACGCCGGGGAGATCGGCGACGACCCCTTGCAGCCCGACCCCTTCACCGTCGATGCCTGCGCTGGCGAGATCATCGCCGAGGTCATCGAATTCCTGTGGCAGTGCCAGTTTGACGCCGGGGAGATGCCCGTGATTCATATCCGGCAGATGAAGAAGCGGTATTTTAGCGCCTGGTGGGACGTGGAATGAGTGATAATCGAAGCAAGGGTGTGAATCCCAAGCGTTTGTCTGAAGAGCGAGACGGGTTAAAACACTGTCTGGGTTGCGATGAGTGGTTCCCGGCCACCACAGAGTATTTCAATCGAAATCGGGGAAGGTTGTCAGCGAGATGCAAAAAATGTCATCTCCAATATTACTATGCCGACCATGAATATAGCCTGGCGCTCGGTCGCGGGCGTTACTACAAAAACCGGCAGGAGATGCTGGAAAGAAGACGGGATCGTTACGCGAATGACCCGGAATATCGCGCTGACATGCTATCCAGGAGTCGAAAATGGGTTGAAGCAAATCGCGAGCGGATAAGGGAGAATAAACGCATCTACCGGCTTTCCCATCCCCGGCAGAAAGAGAACCCTCAACAGGTAAGCGAAAGGGACAAAAAACGATGGGCGAGAATCAAGGACAAGGTCAACGCAGAACGCCGGACGCCGGAACACCGAGCCTATAATCAACTGCTCCGGCTGTTAACTCCGCGTGTTTATCGCGCGGCGAAACTCCGGCGTCGCGCCCGCGAGAACAGTCTCCCGTTCAGTTTCACAGATGAAGATATGAGGCGGATGCTCATCTACTGGCATGACTGTTGTGCGGTCTGTGGGCGTTCGCTTCAAGACCTGTTCGGCGAAGTCAAGCAGCATAGCGACCATTGGATTCCTGTCTCCGACCCTCGCCCAGGCAACCCAGGGACGGTAGCTACCAACATCGTTCCTCTGTGTAATCGTTGCAATTCGACAAAATCCAACAAAGACCCCCGTCAGTGGTTAATCGAACGATTTGGGGGCAGGAAGGCAAAAGCGATCATCGCTCGTATTGAAGCCTACTTCGATTGGCTGCGTCAGCAAGGATAATGCGCGTTGCCGCCCGGTTCATCTCCCTCCCCATCGCCATGGGGAGGGCTGGGGTGGGGTGTGCCTTCGTGGTTCTGCTCCCCTCTCCATGTTTGGAGAGGGGCTGGGGGTGAGGTGGGGCGGGGTTCATCCCTTCGTAATATGCGCGATCCCGGCGAAGCGGGAGAGGTCAATCGGCCTGGGTTTGGGCATCAGCCCCAGCGCCAGCTCCACCGTCGGGTGCTTGCGATGACCGTCCCCATCCCGCTCTTCCAGCCGGTTCTCGCCGTAAATGAGCACATATCTCACCGCGTTGTCGAACTGCCAGCACACCCAGTCATTTTCCAGCCCCAGGTAACTACTTGGCCTTTGCCCGAACTTCTGCGCCGTTTGCCCCAGGCTCCACAGCCGCAGCCGGTCTTTTGCGAAATCGCTCTGCCGTCGCCATCTCCTTGACTGGCATGGCGCGGTTGAGCAGAAATCCCCTGTCGTCATCGCTTAGGTCTTCGTAGGCGATTTCTCTGGCGTTGTAGTTGGGATTGTCAACGATGCGCGGGTTGACCATCGAAGTCACTGCGATCCGCTTGATGAACCCGCCCATCCGGGGTAACTCGCTCTTATCGACCTTAATCTCGGATTGAGACGGGGCGCCCTGAAGCATCGCGACCACCTGGGCGGTAATCAGGTCGGGCACGTCGCCGTCGGCGTCGCTGAGCACCAACGAGATCATGCTGATGGGCAGAATCTCGGCCACCTTGCCCGAAGGGAACAAGACCCGCTCCGGTTTGCGCTTCCATTCAGAAGCAGGCGTTACCTGCAATTCCTTCGGATTGGCGTCTTCGGTCATTTTGCAAATGTCCTTTCTTCCTCGGAATACATTCCGCCCCCTCTCCATTTATGGGGAGGGGCTGGGGGTGGGGTAGTTGGTTAACTGAAGAAGGCAGCAAACGCCGCGCCGTCGGCGGGCGTGACGAAGTCGCTGGACGTCTCGAAGGTTTTGACCCGGAACAGCTTGTCGCTCATCGGGAAACTGTAGCCAGCCGCTTCGCTGATGTTGAACTTGTTGGCTTCACCGTCGGCGGTGATTTTGGGGACTACGTCCAGCAGCACCTTCCTGTGGCCGATGACCGCAATCGCACCGTTGGTGGCCGCCACCTTGCCGATCACGCTGAAGTAACCCAGCCCGGCGCCTCCGGCTGGCACGTCGATGGTGTTCACCTGGTTGGGCGTGGTGCCGCTGCCGCTGATCGTGACCGCTCCCATCGCCTCCAGTACGCTATAATCGACGCCGCCCATCTTGAAATTCACTTTGGAACCAATGGGCACGCTCAAACCTGCGGTGTATTGGCCGTAACCGCGCAGTTTGTCGGTGTCGTGCTCCGGCTCCGAAACGTACATCTGGCCGTTGGCGACGCTGATCGGGCTGTCATTTGTGTCGTCCGCGTTCAGTTGGGCGATCAGCAGGTCGGTGAGTGTATAACTGAGTTCTCCAAATTCGGGTGTGCCTGTCATGTTTAGCTCTCCTGTACAACCACATAGTCTACGTAATAGCGGGACATGTCCGCCGAGGCGCGCCCCAGCTCGTCTGCCGGGAACTCGCCGGTGTCATGCGCCCAGTGAAACATCGCAATCCCCGCGTCATCCGCCGGGAGCATCGTGCGCTCCAGGATGGTTTTCACCCTCCGTTTCGCGCGCTCGATCGTGGCATAGCCGCGATGCTGGTAAAAGTAAATCTCGACGCTGCGCCGCTCGGTGAGGGAGACCACCTCTTTGGGCGTCGCGCCCCGCCAGCGCAGCATGGCAAACGGCGTGACCACCGGCCCGATGTGCGGCACATCCTGGATGCTGCTCGCGCCTTCCGGCAGTTCGTCCGTGTCCAGCACCCCGCCCGGCAGCAAGGCGATCAGCGCCGCATCCGCGTTCAGAAATGTCTTCAATGTCGCCCGCAAATACGCCATTCCCTATCCGCTTTCTCCCCTCTCCAACGCTTTGGGGAGGGGTCGGGGGTGGGGTTTCCCCTCTCCGTTTACGGGGAGGGGGTCAGGGGGTGGGGTAAACTCCCGCAGGTAAGCCATCATCCGAAGACCCCTTTAACCATCTGGCTGACTTCTGGAAGGAAGTGTTCGATGGTCGGCCAGATAATGGCGTATCGGCCACTATACTTGGTCTCCAAGGCGGTCCCATATTCCATCCCGTGCGACAGATACAATGTGACGATATCCTCGCTGATCTGCTCCGGTGTGGGGTACTCCACCGCGCCCTCTGCCCCGAACTTATCCGGCGAGTTATCGTCTACATAACCAGCCAGAGAATCCCGCGCATGCGCCGTCCTGTCGGTCCAGGGGCGGTTTGTTTTGGCGTAATTCTCCAGCACCGGTGCCCAGTATTGGGCGATGCGGTGAACGATTGCCTTCACCTCGCGCCCATACGCATCCATATTGGCCCGCACCTCGTTATGCCCCGTCCACTGCACGCTCATGACACCGCCTCGCACCTCGCCTGCACTTCGCCCGGATACTCCACCACCTGCAACACCGTGTAAATCGTGTCGTCGATCTCGAACTGGTCTTTGCGCTCGATGTCCGTGTCGACCACCGTCGGGTGCCCGGCCACGCCGAAAATCACGCACGCGCCAATAGCCATATTCCCGGCCCCGCTTGATCTTTCCTGGAAGGCCATATAGGTGAATTCGACTCGCACCGTCTGCGCCGCCAGCGTCGTCACCCCGTCCCGCAGCAGCGTGATCGAGGTCGGCTTGTCGTTGATTCGTTTCCAGGCGTCCATCGCCCGTCCCGTGACCCCGGCCACTCGCAGTTTAGCCATCCGGGTTCTCCAGACTTACGCTCGGAATCGTCTTCGTCCGGCCCCAACGCACCGGCGGTAGACTGAACCCTCCGGCGTCCAGCAGTTCTTGCAGCCCGCTTGTATATTCCGCGATCAGCGCCTTCATGTTCTTGAGCAGATCGCTCAGGTTTTCCCGGCTCTGACCCTGGGCATAAGTCACGCGCTGGGCAGCCTCGGCCATCATGTCCTTCGCCGCCTGCAATCGCGCCGCCGCGAAGATCACCTCCCGGCCATACGTACCCACCGGGTAGGCCGTGTCCGCCTCGGTATAGAGTTCCTCGATTTCGACGTCGGGCAATTGGGTGCTATCTAACCCCAACTGCCTCCGCAACCGGCTGATCTCGGTGGCTGTCGGCGTGATTGCCATACTTCCGCTCCAGTATCTCGTCCCAGAGTTGATTGACCCGGTTGGCGAAGGTCGCCCAGTGATAATGCGACCAGACGAAACGCGCCGCCCTCAGTCGGAAAGCGATCATGCGCTCATACTGCGCCGCAACCTGTTTCATCGTTTCCGCCAGCGCCGCCGTGTCCACTTCCGCCCACTGCCCCAGCTTGCCCCGCCAATCTTTCTGATCCGGCCAGGCATCGACCATCCGCACCACCGGGAGTGGAATGCCCCAGTGTTCCAGGTCATCCGCCGTCCCGCCCCAGTCCGTCGCCAGGGCGATGCCTCCTGTGGCCGCGAACTCGCGCGGCGGTAATCCGAACCCTTCGCCGCACGAGGGGAAGATCATCACATGACACGCGCTGTACAACTGCGCCAGTTGCCCATCGGTCAGGTCTTCGGAGACCACTTCGATGTTCGGGTTGGTGAACCGGAACGGCATCTGCCGCGCCTTCAGGATCAGGCGATAATTCATGTCACCGCCAAACGCCTTGTCGAAGGCAAAAGTTGCCTTGTCCCAGGCCTTCCTCCGTCCCCGGTCGGCAATCGCCAGGAAGGTGAACGGAGTCGACGATCCCCGGCTGACCGCCCGGTGAAAGGCGTTGCTGATCCCCAGCGGGATGACCCGGATCGGCGCGGTCACGCCGTTGGCGCGGAACACGTCCATCAGGAACCGGGAGGGCACGACCACTGCGTCGCACCGGTTCAGTTTCTCCGCCCAGCCGTCCGGCAAAACCGTGCTCTCGAACATGGTGATCGCGATGCGCGGCCCGGTGTTGACGAACGTGCCGTATGTCCAGAAGTTGGTCGGATAACCCAGTAGAATCCCGCCCAGAGACGGTCTGATCGCCTGCTTTCGCGCCTGGTCGCCGATCTGGTTCACCTGCTGCCCCCACGCTTCCAGCCAGAACGACAGTTCGTTGGCGATCCGCCCGTAACTGTCGCAGGGGTCGAACGTGGGAGAGCAGATGTTGACTATCGTCATGCCCATCTATACTTTCTCCCCATCTACTTTCTCCCCCCATCGCTATGGGGGGATTAGAGGGGGGTTGAAGGTTGGGGGTGAGGTGAGGTTAAGCCTCGCCGCTGGCAGCCAACGGCCAGGTGATTTCTTCCACCGCCGCCGTCGGGTTGGCATACACGCCCAGGCGCGTATCCCAGATGACTTCCTCGACCACGAACTTTTTCATGTCGCCCGGTTGAGACTGGCGGCGGAACGGTTGTTTCACGTAGCTCTGGAAATCCATCATCCGGTTGCCCAGATCGACCAGATAGCCTGTCCCGACCGTCGCTCCGGCGTAGGACGTGGCCTTTTTGCCTCGCGCCCCGCTCCAGCCGTCGTAGGCGATGACCGATTGGATCCGGCCAATCGCGCTCGATTGCAGGTCGAAACCCTGCTGCGGCACCCGGTTGAGCGCCCGCTCCACCGTGAACACATCGCCGGTCGCGACGAGCAAAGCAAACGGCCCCCGGCGCGGATTGGTTGCATCCGCTATCGCGTGGGTGATCGCCGCCTCAATCGCGCGCAGGTACTTCTCCGGCATGGAGGCCGCCACTTTGAATGTGGTCAGTGCCGTGCCGTCGGTCTGGTTGTCCGCAGCGTATGTCGCGCCCAGAATCGGATTCAGGTGCAGGTGATTGAGCAGCGCGTTGTGCGCCACCCCAAACTGGCGTTCGATGTTGGGCAAGCGCCACAGTTCGTTGTAGATGAAAATTTCCTCGGTGTAGGAAAGTCCTACAGCGAAGTGTCTCATCGTGACCGTTTTGCTGCCCTGCCCTACCGTGGCGAATTGCACCTCGCCGCCTTCGTAGATTTCTTCCAGCACCACGCCCGCCGGTCCCAGCGTGTTGATGTTGATCGTGCGCGGCAGCGTGCTGTCCACCACCGGCGAGAAGACCGGCAGGTAGAGGATTGGCTCCTGGTCTCTCCCGGCGTCGACTTCGTAACGCTGGCGGTTGTAAAATGCGGTGGCGAAGGCGTCCGTGCCGATGAACTCGGCCACCGGGCGCTTGCCATCCTTGACGATGCGCAAATGCGATTTGATGTCGAACCCCTCGGCGAAGGTCGCGCGCGGGATTTCCTCGGATTCGCTCAGTTTGCGCCGCTTGCGCGCTTCCGCTACCAGGTGTGCTTTGGTGATGATTTGGAAAGTCATGGTTACTTGCCCTCCGGTAGCAGGATGCCCATAGCATTGTTACTGGCGTCCTTGTCTTCCACTAACTTGCACAACGCCACCAGCCCGGAACCCGGCGACGTGCTGTAACCGGCTTCATCCGGGATGTGTCCCGTGACCTGGGCGGTGTCGATGTACACCGTGTCGCCCTTAACCGCTGTGAGTCCGGCGGGAAAGGTGAATTGGTACACCTGGTTATCGACGGTCAGCGCGATAACATCGCCGCTGTCGCCGCTGCGGTTGGTGATGCCCAGGAACCCGTCCACATAAGCGACTTGTTCCGCTTCGACCGAGTACAGCAGGTCAACGTTGACCGCGCGCCCGGCATTGTCAAAATGAGTGCTCGTTCCGGTCGCCATTAGTCAGCCCCTCCTGCGGGAATGTGGATGAGTTCTTGTCCCTCACCCTCGGTCTGTGGCTGGATGGGGCGATTCTGATTCGGCCCCATCGTGGTCTGCACCGCGTCTTTGAGCGCCTCTTTGACGTGGTCTTCGTCCATGACCATCTGCAAAGCAGTGGTGACGGCGTTGCGCGTGGCCGGTTTCCGGTCCCGCACCATTGCGGCGATCATGCCCCGAAGGTTCGGCGCCTTCACCACCTCGGCCACCTGCGCCTTGATGCTTTCTTCCAGCAGGTCGCCATTTTCCTTGCGCAGATTCTTCACGTGCTGATTCAGCAGCCGCACCGCGTTGATCGGGTCGGTTGCGCCCTCCAGCATGGTCACGATCTGCGCCAGGTCGTCGGCCTTGCCTTTGAGTTCAGCGTTTTTGCCTTCCAACTCGCGGATGGCCGCCTTGTGCAACCGCTCCATCTCCACGAGTACCGCCGGTGCAGGCTCGACTGCGGGCTGGGCTACGGGCTGAACGACCGTATTGTTTATTACTGGTTCTGTGGGCACTGGATTGTCCTCCTGTGCGTTCTCTTGACTGGTTTCTGTTGTGATCTGGGGCACGGCTGCCGCCTGGGGCACACCGAGACGGCCAGGATGCGCGATGTCGATGCTCTCGATCTCCAGGTTGCTGACTTTTCCGCCGTCTTCGATCTCGGCTGTGCCGTAGATCGACGTACCGATTTTGGCCTTCGTCGCCTTTGCCACTTTCACGTATTCTCTGACATCCGGCGCGGACTTGAGCACGTAGGCTTTGCCCCAGGCCGTCCCGTTCGCTTCCAGGGTGGCGCCCACCCAGACCAGCGGCGGGATGTCGAAGCGATAGCCCCGCTCCTCGTCCCTCAGATGTCCCTTTTGGCCGATGGACTTCTCGTTCACGATGGTGTTCACGATGACCTGGACTTCTTTCAGGCCATACGTCCGGCCATTGCGTGATTCCACCCCCACCTGGCCGATAGGCAGCGTGATGAACACCGGGTCCGGGTCGTCGGCTACCAGCGCCTGGTAGTCCACGTTGGGAGCGATGGGCACCTCTGGATACCCTTCGGCAAACTGGGTGATGGTCTCAAAAATGATGCCGTTTAGTTTCATGAAACCTCCGCTTAGCAAAACGGCGGAAGTTTTGCCCCAGCCTCAAGGGGAAAACTTCCGCCGCGCGGAAACTATCTGATTGTGGTGAAGCACTTGCCTGACCGCGCCAGGCAACTATGTAGAGAGAAGCACCTTCGGAATATATTCCGCCCCGACCGCGCCGGGTAGCGCCTCACGGCTGTCCGACCGCGTCAGACAATCCTATTGCCCAAAGTGTAGCACAGGTGTTCTAAAAACGCAAGTAGGGACGCGCTTCTGCGCGTCCGTCTTCCCCTCTCTTTTGGAGAGGGGCCGGGGGTGAGGTGCGGTCACAGCAGTATCATCTGCTCCACCTGCGGCAGCAAGCGCATCAACGCCTGCCCCACCAGCGCTTCGATAAACTGCAACCGCGCCGCCGGGGTCATCACCCTCGGCTCGTAGAGATACCGCCTATGCGCGTCCTCGTGCATCGCCTGCAATCGCCGCGTCACCGTTTGCGGGTTATCCATCGCCACCGGAATCACGGTACACATGCATTGGCTATGATAAACCGGCAGCGCAATCGAGTGCATCGGATACGGCTCGCGCACCCGTTCGCCGCCCAGACCGAGGCTCGCGTGCGCCTGGCAGACCTGGCAGTCTGGGTCGCCGGTGTTGCTCCGGGCGATGTCGATCCCGCCCACATACGGGTTCAGGTACGCGCTGATATACGCCGCCTGGTTCGCCGCCCTGGCGATCTCCGTCCGCGCCAACCGCATCCCCGAATATGACGCCCCTCCTGGCATGTATCGCTCCCCGTAAGGCATGAACGTGCGCCGCGCCTGCTCTATCGGCAGCAAATACTCTTCCACCGCGTCCGAAATCGTCTGCGCCGACCAGCCTTCCCGGATGCCCTGGGACACCAGCGTGTCGATCTGCGTCCGCGTATACGTGCTCGTCTGCCAGAGACGATCCGAAAGCCGGTAGCCGTTGGGGTCGTTCCACCGGTGCATCGGCACCCACTGCCGGGTGGGGTCCAGTTCGGCCAGGGGATTAGGCCGGAAGATGCGCAGGTCGTCCATCCGCGCCAGGAACGCCGCGTCCGATTCGTCCGGTCTGCGCGCGAACGGGTTACGCGCCTCGCTGATTGCCCTTCTCCCCTCTCTGCTTTGGAGAGGGGTCGGGGGTGAGGTTCCCCCCCTCTCCATGTATGGGGAGGGGGTTGGGGGGTGGGGTGAGGTCTCCGCCAGCGATGGAAACCCGCGCATACCCGCCAGCCAGCTGAACACATTCCCCGGCAGCTTGCGCTTCATGTAATCGTGGTGCACCGTCACCGCCGCCGCGACCACATGCACGTACCATTTATTGAGCAGGTCGGGAAACACGGCCAGGGGCGTCACGCCGTCCCGGTCATAAGCGCTGCGGAAATTCTGTCCCACAAACAGCCGTTGCACGATGTCGCCGATGGCGGCCACCGCGTCATCGTCCTTGCGTGGATCAATCGCGCCATCGACGTTGGACGCGCGGCGCAGCTCCCCGCCGATCCGGTCTGTCGCCGGTTGGAAGATACGCCGGACATCCCGCGTTAATGGACGTTCGATCCGCGATCGGAGCTTATTTTTGCTGCCGCCGATGTGCGCCATGTGCTATTCCCGCCATCCATCCAGCCGCACGTAATCGTGGAACGCACACCCATCGGTAGGGCATACCACTGATGGCGCCACTGTCCCGTCCACGTCGATGCTGTGGTCGATAAGCACAGCCAATTTCCCGCAGGTCGGGCAGGTGAACGAAGCGCTGCGTCCTATGTTGGTTTTCAGCCCTTTCCACGTGCCAGGGGCGTAATCGTTGTTCTGCGCCGCGACGTAGACCATCAATCCCTCCCCTTGACCACCGAATACAATCCCCCTTGCGACTGCCCTAGATACGGGATTTCGGCGACGGTCAAACGTCCCGCGTCGAACAAGTTGGTGTGCCATGCCAGGCTGGTTTGAATCGCGTCCCACACCGGCGGGTGATGCCAGTCATGGAATACCAGTCGTCCGCGCCCGCTCACATAAGGGAGCACCCCTTCCACATCGGCCCTCACCGCATCAGTGCTGTGGTCGCCGTCGATGAGCACCAGGTCGAACGGGCCACCGGCCAGGCGCGCGCACTCGGCCAACGCCCCCGGCGATTTCCCTGTGACCAACGTCGCCCTGTGGGCAATATCGTCATTTATTTCCCAAGTCCATGTCGGCTCCGGGTCTACGCATATCAATTCCCCGCGCCCCACATCGTCCATCGCCTGCACGATGATCCAGGCCGTGCCGCCGTGCGCCGTGCCGATTTCTAGCACGCGCTCCGGCTCCAGCCCCAACACCAGCGCGTAGATCATGACCCGCTCGGCGTAGCGCATAATCGCCGGAGCCTGAAATATCCGCTCGACATTCGGCTGCCTCTCGTTGTAATAATTATCGAGCATAGGCCGTCGCTTTCTGCCTCTGCACATATGCCCAGGCGTCGCGGATGGTCTTGCCGATGTCGTGGATCGGCGTCCAGTCCAGTTCATACATCGCTCTGGCCGCGTTTGGGTGCTTGTCCGCCGATTCCGCATACAACGGGCCAAAGATGTCATGCGGATCGACGAACACGACCCCGGCGTCATTGCCCACAACCTCGTTGACCTTCTGCGCCAGGCGCAATATCGTCGTTCGATTGGCCGGATTGCCCAGATTGTAGACTGCGCCGCCCGTGCCCCCCTGCGCCATCACCCGCATCAAACCGTCAACGATGTCGGCAACATGGGTAAATGCCCGCACCTGCTGACCGTTCCCGAACACGGTCAACGGCTCTCCGCGCATGGCCTGCTCGATGAAGCGCGGCAGCACGAACCCCCCTTCCCCGCTCTGGCGCGGCCCGGCCACGTTGAACGGGCGCACAATCGACGCGCGAAGCGGCGCCACCTTGCAGGTATTGATAATCGCCGTCTCCGCTGCGAGTTTGGCAATCGCGTATTCCATCCGCACCGTCGGCGTCGCCTCGAATCGCCTGGGCATGTCCTCGCTGCAAAGTCCGTCCTGTCCGCCGCCATAGACCTCACTGGTGGATACATCGAGCAGCTTCGCGTCACAGCGCAAGGCCACGTCCATCAGATGATAGGCGTCGTTGACCACCTCCCTGACCATCTGCCCGGCGTGTTTCAGCACCCCGGCAGGTCCCACCGGTGACGCCAGGTGATAGATTTCGTCGAACTTCGGATACGGCGCGACCAGGCAGTAAGTGCTCACGCTCATCAGGTCGTAGGACAGATTGCCTGGGTCGCCCAATTCGGCCAGCAGTTGCTCGTAGGGAATCGGGTTGCTGCTCAGGTTGTCCACCACATGCACGTGGGTATCCGGCTGTCTGAGCAGGCGTTCGATCAGGTGGCCGCCGATAAATCCAAACCCGCCCGTGACCAGGATATGTTTCATATTTATATCCTATCTATCCACCGCGACTTGTAGGGACGCACGGCTGTGCGTCCGCCTCTCTATCATCACGTAGGGACGCCATTCTTGGCGTCTTCAATCTCCCCCTCTCCATTTATGGGGAGGGGGCCGGGGGGTGGGGTGAATACCTACATCCTCACCAGGTCGTAATCGTCCCGCTCGAACCCCCAGTAAGGCGCTCCCCGGTCGCAAGGCGCAATCCGCGTGCAGAAGCGCAAATCGTCGAACGGCTGCTTGAATCGTTCCTGTCCCGGCTCGCCGCCCCACTTTTTGACGTAGTAGGCTTTGTTGGCCTCGAACGTCTTGTGATTCTGTTCCATCAGGTCGGGCAGCGCGTTGATGTTCCCGCTTCCCTGGTGGATGATCTCGGTGCTCTCCACGTTGATGGCGTGCAGCCCGGAGATATGCGCCCGGTACGCATAATCCTTGTCCTCGAAGTAGATCGGGAAGAACTGCTCATCGAACATGCCGATGGTGTCCAGGGCAATCGGATTCAGCGCGAACATGCCGAAGTCGGATGTAGAAAACTCCTCATTGCGCAGGTCATACATGCGCCCCGTCACCATGTAAGCGAAACCCTCGGCTTTCTGCGGCTCGAATTGCCACTCGACTGCGGCTTCGGCCATCGCATCGATATCGCCCTTGCCCGGCAGCACGTCGTCGTTGGCGATCATAATCACGTCCGCCTCGGCCTCCCGCGCCTCCAGGATGCCCTCATTCCACGACCGCGCTAGCCCGCGATTTTCGCCGTATGGGTAATAGCTCACGTCTTTGCGTTTGGCCGCACTGTCGCACACCGCGACCACCGCTTCGATCTGGCTGTGCAGAAACAGGTGCCAGTGGAACGTGTGCTTCTTTCCTACCGGCCTGGTCGCCAGCAGGTGTTCGGTGCCTTCCGGCAGCCCGTAGGCCACCGTGATGATGTGGATGTTCATCTACATTCCCTTTCGCAAAGTCAAATGAATAGAACAGAATATGTACCCTTTGTGCGCAATCATGATATTGGAATTCCCCTGAGACATATCGCCGTTGAGGATGCTCTCCATGTCGCGCGTTTGCCTCATCGTCTCGTCCGAGAGCCGTGTGTCGATCTCGTCCACCGGCGCCAACCCGCTTGCGGCTACGATCATCTCTTGGATATCGGCCATTGACATAATGATTGTGTTGCCAATCGCCCACCCATTACCCCGCGGCCCTGCCACTTTATATTCAGTTGAAAGCGTCAATACGCCGCCCGGTTTCAGCACGCGCGCCATCTCTGCCGATGCCTCTCGCACCGCCTCCCGCGACCCAAAATGCTCAATCGAACTCGATGAATAGATGCCATCGAATGTGTTGTTCGGATATTGCAGGTCGCGCCCGTCCATGTGTTGCACGACCAGCCGATCCGCGCGGAATGGGCAAGGTGCGTGTCGAGCGGGATCGGTCAGCATCGTCAACGGCGCAAATTTCGCCCATTCCCCGGACCCCTGATACAGATCGGTTGCCACAACCAGGCGGACATAATTGGACAGGGAAAAACTGGTCGCTTCCGTACCCGCCCCAACCCCCAGGATCACGGCATCGGCATGTACCGCGCCGAAGCGCCGAAGCGCCCGCACACTCATGGCGACTTCCCAGAATTTGCGGTTCAGCCCGCCCCCGCGAACATCATAATCGGGGTATATCTCGCTGATAACATCCCGCAACTCTGGATGCTCGAAATCGCCCACCTCGCACACTTTATTGAACGCCAGATGCGCCATTTACCAACCTCTTCCGTGCCAGTTTCAGCAGCTTGCCCTTAGAAATCTTGAGAACGTCGGCCACTTCCGCGCCTTTTTCGATCCGGTGCAGCGCCACCAGCGCAATGTCGGCCAGTGCCAACGGAGGGGCGTGTTCTTCCTTGCAATCCGGGAACTGGCTCTCATACGCCGCCTGGATTTTCTGGCGCAGCTTCACATGCTGTTGGTGCAGTTTGCGCCGCGCATCCGCTCCTGCCTGGTCTTCGATCTCCTCATACAGCAGTTCGAAGATCGCCCGCATGATGCTGGCGAAAGAGTATGGGCTATAGACCACTTTTGCCATGCGTTCCCCTCGTCAATTCAACCTGTAATCCAACGGATAGTGAGGAGCGCCGGACGGTTCCGCGCCTGTGTCGATCAGGTATTGCGGCATGTCGATAAACATAGCGTCCGGCGGAGCGTAAGCGAGCACCCGATAAACGACCACCAGCCCCAGCCGCTCGTGCCAGAACCGGTTCACCACCTTCAGCACTACCGTTCCGCTTGCGCTACCGCTCATGCCAGTGCCTTCTCCTCGGTCAGGTCGATGTGCATCTGCGTGTCGCCCCAGTACAGCCCGACGCTGCCCCACCGGATTTCGGCGTCCGGCACGGCGAAGTGCGGCGTAGGCGCGTCCGCCGGGATGTAGGCTACCGTGATGTGCGGAGTGAACTCGAACCTGGCGATTTTCACGCCGTTGGTTGTCAGGTATCTGACCAATTCCTGCCGGAAATCGGCCAGCGCCACCGAGTTCACCGACGCATAGAAGGCGTTGGTGTCGTTCCCTTCATCCGCCTTGAACCGCCCCAGCCCGGCCATCCGCCCGGTGAAGGGCGAGTGCCAGGAGGCATATTTACGCACCAGTTGCTCCAGTTCCTCGCGGGAAACCTCCATCTCGGAGGCTTCGCCCAGGTAGGCCAGCGTCAGGTGCATGTCCCCCGGCTCGGTGATGTTCTTCACTCCGGCGTTGTTGGCCGCCCGCCACAATTCGTCGGCCAATCCACGCGGAATGCTCAGCGCTGCCATGACCCCGGTATGCGCCTGCTCATCGACGATCACCCGCAACGCCCGCGTCCAGATTTCGTCCACGCCATCGCCGGTCTCGCCCGCGTCCGCGTTTTCGTCCTCATCAGCCTGGTCGCCGGCCTGTCCCCGCCGTTCCTCTATCCTGGCGATTAGCGCCTCCTGCCGGGCGTCTTCCTCGGCGCGCTGGGCTTCCATCTGGTCTTTGACCTTTTGCAGCACCTCTGCCGGGTTCTCGATATCCAGCGGCATCAGGGATAGCGCGGTCTCGTCGTCGAGCAACCCGCGCTCCAGTCCCAGTTTGATCGCGTCCAGCGTCAGTCGTTGGTCGTCCTGGGTCAGATTCGGCCACTGCACGCTCAGCGCGCTTTCGTCTTTCACGCTCACGCCCCGCTCCCAGATCGAGAGATAGGCGGCCACGACCATCGCCAGGTCTTTGAGCCACTGGCACGCCCCGCGTTTTTTCTCGATGAACTTGACGAACGGCTCCATCTGTGATTCCGCGCTGGCCTTGCTGCTGGCGATGGCGTTGCCCCAGATGAACTCCGGCACTTCCGTGTGCTGGAGCATCAGGTAGAAGATCAGTCCCAAAAACGCCGTCGCGTCTGCGGCGAAGCTGCCCGGCTGCGCCCACCGGAATACGGCATCGCCGCCCAGGGTAATCACGTTGTCGGTGTCCAGGTCGAGTTCCCAATAGGTCTCGGTTGTGCCGTCTTCCAGTTCGCGGGTCTCTTTATGCCCAAATCGCTCCCAAAAAGCGTCGATCTGCTGCACCGTCCCCATCTTCTCGATGACCGGCGTCGGTCTGCCCTGTTTTTTGTTCCCGGCGATGGCCGCGCTGAAGATGATCCCGTACTGCTGCAACGCGGTGAGCAGCGCCTCGCCTTCCGCGTGCCCAAACGTCTCGTCCACGCCCCGGTTGTTGGCGATATGGATCACCGGGATGCGCCCGATCAGGTTAGGATAGCTTTTGACCGACATCGTCGCGCCGTTTTTGCTGATCTTGCGCGTCCGTTCCGTTTCGGTGTATTCGTCGGTAATGGTCATCATGTCGTGCAGCCGGGTGGGATGGGGATGAGTCTCGGTGATCCGCCAGCCGATGAGTTTTGAGTAGTCGTTGGCTTCATCGACCATCGGCTCGACCACATTGGGCGGCACGACCGTGATCGACAGGTCAGCGTTGACCACCAGGTAGATGTCGGCCAGGCTGAGCGATTCCTCGTAACCCCTCAGCACGTCGGCGTGATGATTGGCGAACCACTCGCCCACCTTCTCTTGCGCTTTGGGATTGTCGAACTTGAAGTCGGGAGTCATTCCCAGCGCCCAGGCCGCGATCTTGGACGCCAGGGGCTTCAGGAACAGCCCGGCCAGTTCCAGCCCTTGCGCCCTTCCCCACCGCGCCCGGTTCCAGAATGTGTAATCCGCCTGTCCCCAGTCCCGCGTCGGCGTCAGCGCGAACTCCCGGTTGATCCACTGCGTCGCCAGTTTGTTGACTCTCGGCTCGCCGATCATCTCAGAGATGCCCATCTCCTTGATCTCGTTGTCCTTGAGCTTGTCGCCCGGCGCGTAGGTTTTTTTGACCGGGTCGAACTTCACCAGCTCACGGTTAAGCAGCGCCTTGATCGTGCCCCGGTGGGTTTTGGGCGGCAGCTCGCCGTGCTCGCGGAAATGGAACATCACCGCCTTCATGTGTGGGGATAAGGTCTTTTGTCTCATGCGCCCTCGGAAATGTTGAACACTTGTTCTACATTATAGCGCGTTTATTCTAAAAATCAAAGCCGCCTCTGAGGGGGGCAGAGGCGGCTTTGAGGGGGTGCCGGTTTTTAGCAGCAAGACTGCTATCATTGTCACATTATGCTGCCGCGTATTTACTCCCGGCGAACGCTTCAATTTAAAATCAACCGCACACATCATTCGGCGGCCTCCCCCTGGAGATGTTGCACCATCTCCAGGGATCATCGGCCTAAATTTGGGTTTTATGGCGCTACCGGGAGTTGAACCCGGACTTGCGGATCGTGCTGACCCACCGCTCTACCGTGAGCTATAGCCCCAGGCTGCCGACGGCAATATTTTTTTAATTTCGTCGCCCGACGAAAGGAGCCTGACCGTCAGCATGAGACCAGTCTAGCACAGGCGTTCTGAAAAAGCAAGTAGGGACGCACGGCTGTGCGTCCGTCTATTCTAATAATCTACTATTATCAGAATAACACCCCGAACCCTAACCCAATCACCACCCCGCCCCAACCACCAAAACACCCCGTAGGGACGGCATTTTTGCCGTCCGTTTTTCCCCCTCTCCATTTATGGGGAGGGTCGGGGTGGGGTAAATCACCACCGAGTTTTCACCGTGAATAAACCCTTACCCTACCACACCCAGCCCAAACTTACCGCACCCTACTCCACATGAACCGGCCAAATCCCACCACACCCCAAAAGAACACGCTCACACCGTCTTGAGCGGCACGTGAATCTCCCGGCTCAAGTGCGGGTGAATTTGCGCGTGATGCGCTGCGCATACCACGATCAGGTTGGATATATCGTGCCCCTCGATTTGATGGGGCAGAAAATTGATCCGCTCGATGATGTGATGCACTTGCAACTTGCGCAGTAGCGTTTCGGGACATCCCACCGTGCATTGACCCTCAAGCGGCGTGAGCTTGACCTTTTGCCACTCCGCTATCTTCCGCGCATACAGGTCGGGATCGTAAAGCGTGGTGTCGGGGATATATGTCTTCGCCTGGGCGAATTGGCATCTGAAATCGGCGGCCACCAGCACCCGCATCTGCTGCTTGCGATAATGCTCCGATGTTGCGTCCAACCAGGGCTTTCTGGGCATCTTGTGCCCCCTTTCGGCTCATGTTGATGAAACCGTACCTTGCCTCGCCCGACCTGATCTTGCCAAACCCCGCATTACCGAACCATAGCAGACCGCGACACGCCACACCTCGCCTCCAAAGCAGAAAACCTTGCCTTTCCATGCCCCGCCTGAACCGACCTTACATCACCGCGCCCCACCGCGCCCCAGTTTGCCCCACCATACCACTAAATAAAGAACCATACCTTACCTGACCACGCATGACCCTGTCCAACCACACCGAAGCGCACCGTACAACGCCAAACCATGCCTTACCGTAAAAAGGAAACCTTACCTCACCAGACTCAACCAAAACAGACCGCACCGGACCACATCTCGCCAAACTCGCCCAAGCCCTACCCGACATCACCCTACCTCGCCTGACCATGCCTGACCCCAAAAGCGAATCCTACTCCACGACCTCAAACTTGGAGATCGTGAACCGGCCATAACGCGGGCGATAATCGCCGATCCCGATGCTGTGCCCGGCATGCTCCAGGATTTTGTACACCGTGTCGGCGCTGATATCGTCATCTTGCACGGCGATATTGAACGCCAGTTCCCACCCTGGAGCGATGAGCAAGCGCGACCGGGCGACGGCAGAGCGTTGGATGACGACGCGCATGATGGACACGCTCATGCTTTCGGTGGGCGATTCCAGCAGGCTCTCGTCCGGGGCTTCGACGATTTCACCATCCCTGAGATGCGGGATCGCGTCCGGCGAGACGAAAATGAAGCCTTTGACGGAGTCTTTATAGGTTATTCTGCCGCGCATTTTGAAATTCGTCCCGGCTTTAATCATCGCCCCTTCGATGTGCGTGGCCGGTTGCACCAACAGGGTCTTCCCGTTCTTGGATGGGGACGTATACATCGTGTCCATCCACTCAAAAGAGTAATCCGGCTTCGCGGTGCGCTTGCTGCTCCGCTCCTGCAACCCGGCCAATTGCGCCTGCCCGAAAGCGTGCTGCAATAAGCCAGCCGTCCCATGTATCATAGCGTCGATCTTGTACATTTTGGTACACCCTTTCACTATCACATTTCAATTGGTGAAAATATCCGATCATTAAAAAGCAGCATAACATAGGTGTGAGAGAAAAGCAAGAACACACGTTCCGCTATGGGTTTATGGTATAATCGGCATATAAGGTGTGGTCGCGGCTTGATAAGGTTGGCTGAGGCAGGCTGAGGTAGGGATACTTTTTTTGGGGGTAGGGTATGGCGATGCAAGGCGGGGTACGCTCTGTTCGGGTGCGGTCCGTTGATGCTAGGTGAGGTAAGGTAAGGAGCATCATGCGATACACCGACAAACGACGGCCTGTCGCCGTCCAATTCAGCGATGACGATGTGACAGTTGTCTTTGACGACGGCTCGAAAGTCAGCAACCCGCTCGTCTGGCATCCCTGGCTCGCCCAGGCTGCGCCGGAACAGCGCGCGAATTATGAGCTGTATCCTACTTCAATTGACTGGCCGGAACTGGACGAAGGTCTGGACATTGAAGGCATGTTGCGCGGCGTCGATCCCCGCTATGTGAATCGGGGTAGGCGGACGCCGGTAAGCCCTGAAGCGATCACCTGGGCGATGAATCGTTTGCGGGAACTCGGTCTCATCCAGGGGCAAGGCGACGATGAATGAACTGAGGGATATTGCCCAAAAGTTGGCTAGACGCCGATACATAACTATGGTGTTCCTCGATGAAACGACAGATGAGGGGACTATCTACGTTGCGATAAATCCAGAACTGGGGTGGTGTATTGCGCAAGGGGAGACCGTGCCAGATGCACGGCATAACCTGGATGAAACTCGCGTGGATTTCATTCTGGACATGCTAGAAGATGGGGAGGATGTTCCCGAACCCCGGACACTAGATACCGCAATATTCAATCTTGCCCCCTGCATATCCGTATAGTAGGATTCACCCGGGAGGCAATCCTCCCCTTATCCCCCCCTAACTTCGGTGAAGGGTGCAAGGTCGCGCAAGCGGCCTTTGTGTTTTTGATTTTAATCTTCTTCGTGCCCTTCGTGCCTTCGTGGTCTCTCTCTCCCTCCCCATGTTTGGGGAGGGCTGGGGTGGGGTTGAGAGGGGGACGGGGTGTGGGGTCTACCACCGTGCCCGTCCCTGTCGGAAACCGACGCTCTGCCCGGCCTGGATCGCCGCCCGCCGTCCCACCAGCGCCAGCGCGTAACTGTCGGCCCGGTCATCCATGTCGCCCTCCGGCGCTCTCAACGTCCCCGTTTCGATGCCCTCCAGCTGCGCCTGGGTCTCGATGTCGTGCAGTTGCGTGTCCCCGGTCCGAAACGTCTCCGCCGCCTCGTCATACATGAGCACCTTGCCCAGCGTGGTCGAGTTCCAACCCGGCCTGCCGTCGTGCCCGTCCAGGATCAGCCGCTCGTGCCCGTTGTCTTGCAGCCAGCCGATGGTCGCGTGCCCGTGATTATTGCGCTCCACCATCAACGGCGCGTCGTTGTACCAGGTTGAGACCTGCGCGCAGTAGGCCGCCTGCACCTGCGGCGTCAGCTTGCCCACCAGGTTGCAGACTTCCTCGCCGGTGGCGGTATCCACCCAGGTCGCCGCGCTGTCGTCACTGGTCGGCAGCCCTTCGGCGCAATCCACTCCGCCCGCGTAATGGCCGAACCTCTCCGGCGGGCGGAACACCCGCAGGCCTGGGATTCGCGGCGCGCCCTGGGGCAACGACTCGTCCGACAGCGCCCGTTGGAACGCGAAACAATTTTCCAGCCACTCCGGCGGAATCCGCTTGTCCAGGCTGGCCGGAGCCAGCGCCTCGGTATCCGTCGCCGGGTACTGCTCGTGCAGCGCGTCCAATCCTCCTGTATTCGCCAGGATGTCTCTCTTTTGCGCTTCATACCACGCCTGATCCCGCGCCGGTCTCACCCACCAGGACAGGAAGATGTGCGCCCAGCCGTTCGTGCCCGCCTTCGCCGCCCGGTAGATGCGCTTGAATTCGCTGTTGGGGGTGCTCTTGTTGGCGCGGCTAATCAGGAACAACTTGCCACCTGCGTCGATGGTCGGCTTCACCGAGCGCATCAGTCGGTTCAGGTCGGGCATCAGGTCGGCTTCATCCATAATCGCCAGTGACGCCGTGTAACTGTCTCCTGCCGTCGTGGGGAAAGCATAGGCCATGCTGCCGTTGCGTAGCTTCCACTGGTGTTTGCTGTCGATGAGCGCGTTCTTTGTCTGCATCCATTCCGGTAGACGGGCGTACATCCCCTTCAACCGCTCTTCGCTGAGCAGGTATATGGCCTCATCATCCCGTTTCGAAAAAATGAGCACGGTGGCGATGGGACGGAACATCATCAGCCACAGCGCATACGCCAGCGCCAGCCAGGTCAACCCCACCTGCCGCGCCTTGAGCGCGATAGTCAATTGGAACAGATGGAACAGGATCAGCGCCTCGATCTGCTCCGGCCATAATTCAAACGGAATCCAGTCCTGCGCCTGGGCGTCATAGATGAAAATGTAGCAAATGATGAAATAAACCGGCGACACCGCGCAGATGAGCAGTTCCCGCTCCTGGTCGCTGGCAAGCAGCAGTTCGCTCTCGAACGCCGCCTGTCCCTCGGCGCTCAACCCCAGCCAGGCACAGCCCTGATCCACGCACTGAATCTGGAACGCCGTCAGCGTGTTAGTTGTCGTCGCCGTCTTCATTATGCTGTTGCTGTTCCCTCTGGCCGATCTGCTGGAACAGTTTCGTCATCCCCTCGATGGTTGCACTCTGTACCGGCTTGCCGCCGCTGGTGATGTCCATCCTGGTCGGCGCCAGCCCCATCTCCCGTTCGATGATCGTCCGCGCCGCCTGGAACTGTACCCGCTCATCTTTAGCGTGGAGCAGTTTTATGAGCACATCTACCGCTTCCTCGATGGCTTCTTGCAGCTTCGGCTCGGCCATCAGCACCCGGTTGCGCCGCAGTTCGTTTGCCAGTTCTTCAAGCCGTTCCCGGTCTTCCCATTTGTAGTATGCGGACTTGGAGATGCCGACTTCGTTGTACGCTTCGGCAGCCGTTTTGCTCTTGCTCCGGGCATAGACGTAGCTCAGGCGCGTGCCGTCCAGATTTTCCAGAATAGTCCGTATTTCGTCCACAATCAGTCTACTTTTGTCCACTTTAGTCGAAATTATGTTCTATTGTACCACAGAACGTGTCCGGGTTTGGAATCAAAGACCCCCGCGCCGGGCAGGGGTCGTCAAAACGGGTTATTCCTTCTCCCTCTGCTCCCGCTCCCGTTGCCCGATCTGCTGGAACAGTCGCGTCATGCTCTCAATGGTGGCGTTCTGCACCGGCTCGCCGCCGCTGGTGATGTCCACCCGTCCCTCTTGCGTGACCACCCGCCTGCCCCACTGATCCGGGTCGCTGCGTTCTAGCAGCCAGACCGCCGCCGAGTCTCAACTAGGGAACGCGCGCCAGATGGCCTCGTTCATCCCCTTCGGCCAACCGATCCTGGTGGGGCATCACTCCGAAGGCCGCGACCGCCGTTACCGCGAGCGCATCCAGAAGACCTACCGGCGCGGTTTCGAGATGCTGCAAAAAGCCCAACGGCAGCAGCAGCGCGCCCACGCCGCTGAAAAGAACCGGGCTATTTCGTCCGATGACCCGGCAGCGGGCATCAAGTTGAGGGGGAAGATCGAGGAGGCCGAAAAGAAACAGGAATTTATGAAACGCGCCAATCGCGCCGTCCGCAAAGCGCGCCAGTTATATGAGGACTACGAGTCCCAGGTTCAGTCGTTGGCACGAGAACTCTCCATCCAGGAAGACTCGGCGCGCGCCCTGCTGGAGCCGGACTTCGCGGGACGCGTAGGTTTCCCCGGCTACGCGCTGACCAATAACAACGCCAACATCCGCCGCATGAAACAGCGCCTGGCCGACCTGCAAACCATCGCCCAACGCCGGGTCGAGGCCGAGCAGCCCGTCCAGATCGAGGCCACCGGCGTCGAGGGAGTAGAACTGATCCGTGACCTCGACGACAACCGCTTGCGCCTGGTCTTCCGCGCGAAACCGGACGCCGACGTGCGCGCC